TCTCATTGTTGGTGGGAATGTTCTTCTCTATCTCACAGATGATGGACTGAAGGTATATCCACTATCAAAGTTTGTATGTAAAAGAGATGCTGTTGGTAATGTATTGGAAATCATCACACAGGAATCTGTAAACGCTAATGCCCTTTCACCAGAGTTCTTGGAACAGATCAAAAAGAAAGAGAACTATGATGAGAAGTCAATGGATAGTGACCTTGATATATACACATACGTCAGGAGAGTAAATGATGACTTCATGTGGTATCAGGAATGTAAGGGAGAAAAGATACCAGGTACTGATGGCAGATCAAAGGTAGATGTCTCACCTTGGATAACACTCAGGTTTGTTCGTATAGATGGTGAAGACTACGGAAGAGGATATGTAGAAGAATACAGAGGAGACCTGATTAGTTTAGAAGCTTTGATGCAGGCCATAATCGAAGGTGCAGCAGCATCAGCTAAGACTTTATTCCTTGTAAATCCTAATGGTGTAACCAGAGCAGCAACACTAGCCAAAGCTCCCAATGGTGCAATAAGAGAAGGAAGTGCAGCAGATATATCTGTCATGCAGGTAGGCAAAGCTGCTGACTTCAGTGTATCTTTCTCTGCCATACAGAGAATTGAATCAAGACTTGAATATGCTTTCCTCATGGCAAGGTCTGTACAGAGAGATGCAGA